GTAAAGCCTGTACGGCAGAAATCCTGTCTCTGACTGGTGGGTTGCTGCGTGGGCTTTGATTGCTGAACCCATATCCTTCAAGAATCTGAATGTCCGTCTGACTTGCATTAGTACTTCTGTTGCCTCCACTTGCATCTGGGTATATGTAAATCTTATTCATAGGGTATCTGGCTTTGATTGTTTGTGCCAGAGCATCTGTGTCGTATGCAGCCACAACCTCGTCAAATATTAACAATTTTTGATCTTGGACAATACCTATCACAGCATTTGTATTAGAAATATTAAAATCGATCCCAATTCTAAGAGGCTCAAGGCCAATATCAGGCTTGATGTTTGTGACATTCTGTTCTCTGGTAAAGCGACTATAGACTTGGCCTGTGGTGAGATTGATAAATTCCCCATTGAGATAAGCCTGTAACATTGATGGGTCATAGTTGCCCTGCATACGTTCAATAAAGTCACTAGGTAAATGTGGATTATCCTGAGTCCTCATTTTGATTAGTTGCCTATCGGTTCTTTCCTTTGCTTCGTCTGTACCAAAGGTGTTATATAGCCACCTAAATCCCTCTGGTGTACTTGCTGCACAAAACTGGCGAACATTACCAGCCCTTAATCGTCCCAGTATCTTTGGGAAAGCTTTATCACAAATAGCTGGTGAAACTGTGTCGATTTCATCTACCAGAACGTGCGAAAGATTCAGACCAATAATTCTGGTGTAATTTTCGAATGACCTACAAAGAAGCTTCGAGTCTCCTTCTTGAAAATGCAAAGTATAATCTGGAAGCGGTGAAGCTCTAAATGTATAAGGTATTTCATAGTGTTCAAGGAACTGTTCAAAGTCTGTTTGCCATATATCCCTTATCAAAACATTAGTTGGTTCAAGGATTGCACCAATAAAGCCTATGTTCTGGGCTGCGAGCTTAACTGCCATACTGCACAAAGCTCTTGTCTTACCAGCACCATATCCAGCAGAAAGCCCAACTATCTCATTCTGATTATCAAAGAACTGTTGCTGTGCCTCATGCAAATCACCCCTGATCCTATCTAATAGCTCATCAGTATCAATATCAACGTAGTGACTGCCTATGTGATCTAATACAGATCCTTCTCTGTTTAGTATGCTCAAGACATCACCTGACCGACCTTTGCCATTGAGTTTATACAGCCTAAAGCTACTGTTAGCTGGCCTGATTTTCTTGCCTCTTTTGCCAGTGATGCATATTGAGCTAGAACTTCCGCAGTAAATTGTCTTCTATCAATATCAAAGTCTTGCTTAAGAATCTCTCTAGCATCTTGCATATAACTATCTACAGTCCTTGAAGATACACCCCATTCAGTCGAAGCAAATCGAACTATCTCTGATCTAACAGTACCAACAGACAAAAGACTGGCTACTTTGTTCACTCTGAACTCATGCTCATTCTTGCTAGTTCTGCCGTTGGCCACTATGGATTTATGGTTTTTATTATTCTAAATGTAGCGTCAATCGTTAGTTTTTGTCGATTTACTTTGTTTTTCCCAGCTATTTTTAAGAAATATTAGTTCATCAATCCTTTTTCTCAGTGCATTGATGCGGTCATTGTTAAAGCTGTCAAAGTCTTTGTTTTTCATAATTATGGCCTATAAAACTCACCATAAAGCTGTCTACCTTTTATATCTCTGGCTTCAATGGCTTTTTCTAGTGTAGGAAAAGAACCTAATGAGTAGCTTTTGTTTTGTTGACTTATACAAACATAATAAGGATTTAGAGTTTGATTAGGCATAAATGCAATTGATTTATGACCAGATGTATTGTTAGAACCAATTTTTCTATTACTGCTGTTTTGTTGTGGTGTTGCTTGTCTTAAATTATGGAAAGCATTGTTGCCTTTGTCACCATCTTTATGATCTACTTCATAAGGGTACGGATCTTTAGTTGTGACTAACAACCAAGCAAGCCTATGTGCAGCATAACCTTTGCCATCAATGGTTATATAAACATAACCTTTGTTTGTAACCCTACCAGCAATAGAACCAGCTTTTTTATTTGACTTTTTAACTTTCCAAGTAAAGACACCAGTAATGATGTTGTAATTAAGAAGTTCTTTTATTAAGTCAAAGGGTGGAAGTTTTTTAGCTCTACAAAACATTTCTTTTACTATCTTTAAGGATCTGTGCAAATTCAAGGTCATAACCAGCATTTATCATTGCTTTTTTAGTTTTTTTAGGATCATACATATATCTGTGATGATAATGATCCCCAGCAAAGTAGTGTTCACCTTCTTTTAAAACACCTGACAGTCTATATCTTTTGATAGTTGCATCAGAAATATCAAGAATTTTTGCTGTTTTCATGTGATTAAACAGACCTTTTTTAGCATAATCATCATTAGTTTTTTGATTTAAATATTTTGAATAATCATTAGGAACGTATTGAATAGGTTTAATTAAATTATTAAACTCTTGCATTACTTCGTTATTGCGTTTTGAATTATAAGAAAGTTTACCTTTCCAGTGTCCAGAGTGTAATTCAGTAAGAAATTTATATCTTTTTTGTAGATTAGGGTGAGTAAATTTATATGCTGGAGTGTGATTTAATCTACAGTTTAAGAATCCCTCAAGAGCAATTTTTAAATATTTAATTTTAATTTCTATCCATTTATCAATATCAGATTTTTTCCAGAAATATGCGTCTAATTCACGAGTTGAACAAGTTTGAACAATTCTTGTAGCTTTTGGAATCCAATTTTTTTGAATAAGTTTAGATATGTAACGCTTATGATACCCAGTAAGATTAACAACATCAAGAGAAGAATATTCATCAGCTTTGCAGTGTTCTTGAGGATTAAATTTAAATTTATCAGTAGTGTTTAAATCATTTTTAAGAATTAACCTAATCCATTCTCTAGAACAGCTATATTTGTTTGCGATAGATTGCAGTGTGTGACCATCTTGCCTCATTTGTAAAATGGTTTGATTTCTTTTTTCTTTGTATTCAGCAGTAAGAGGTGCTTGAAATTTGTAATTAGTCATAATGATTTGATAGTAAAGTTTGCTAGTTGATCTTTTACCTTTTGAACTTCTGGTGGAAGTAAAGCCTTTTGGTTTTTAATATTTTTTTGTATAAGCTTGTTCATAAGCTTTTCTGTTTTGATCCAGTTTTCTTTTCTGATGTTGTGTATATCTCGAACAATATCAATATCAAGATTTACACCAACATTGTTTCTTATGGTGTTGTCTAGTTCTCTGTAGCCTTTACAGATTAATTGATTGTCCTGATCGTATTTTGCATTAGCTGCGGAGCAGTAACAGATAAGAGCCAAATCTTGACCAGCAAACCGTCTTCCAAAGTCGTCCATGTCGTAGTCAGGTAGGTGTTGGTTTATTAGACCATCAGAATTGTGAATAATTCCAGAATCGTTGCAAGCGTGACATTCATAGTATGGTGCTTTGAATGTGATCTCCCGATCAATCGGCCTTCTTTTATAGCTTTTCATTTGTTTGCAAACTTTTTGAAATGCTCTTCTAAGTGTTTATCTATTTCTTCATCTAAATTTCTCCATTGAGCAGAATCAAATCCAGTTTGAGTCATTTGGTGCAAGCTTCCAGTTTTTTCATCAAAGAAAAATTCACCAACATTGTCAAGTTTTTTGTTTTTCATTAGTTTTCCTTGATAGTTTTTATCTCAGAAAAAATAGTTTTATGCTTTTTATTTCTTTTTCTAGGTCTAAACATTCTACTTTTTTCATAAACTCCTAGATTTTCAAAATCTTTGGTAGTCATATTTTTGTCAGCATGAAAATGCTCTCCATTATTCATGTCTTGATATTTAAGTGGCATTGGTGTTAAAAAGGGGTGTTATTAGGTTTTTTAAATGTAGCGGGTTTTTTATTAAGTGTCAACAAGTATTGTTCATATTGACCATTTTTTAAATAACGAAAACAATCAGGAAACAATGGTGTGAAGTTATCATTGTTTAATTGTTTTTTTCTTGCTCTTATATCAGCCTGTAGGCAATCAGATATCTTTTCCTGTGTCTTTTTACTTAATTTGGCAAATTCGGCTTTTGCAAGCTTTTTAGATTGTGATACAACACGCATTGATGTAGGTATCTTTCTGTAAGCTTCCCAGA